TCTAACGGACGAAACATTCTAAGCTAATAGTGGGGACACGAAGATGGCAGTAAAAATTAATGGCACAGTCGTAATAGATGACAGCCGAAACGTAGTAAATGTTGTAAATGTAGATGGGCGCGATGTATCCGCAGATGGTACAAAGCTTGATACAGTTGAAACAAATGCTGATGTTACGGATAATGCTAATGTTACTGCTATTCTTTCAAATCTCGTTACTGAAAGCACAATTGCATCAACAGATTTAATCCCAGTTTATGATGGAAGTGCTAGTTTATGGCGAAAAGCAACCATCACAGCCGCCGCCCTTCAAGGAACTAAAGGGCAAAAAGGCCAAACAGGAACTACTGGCTCACAGGGTATACAAGGTATCCAAGGTGCTACAGGTAGCACTGGAGCAAAAGGTCAAAAAGGAGAAGTTGGTGTCACTGGTAATACTGGTAGCACAGGCGCGAAAGGCCAAAAGGGTGAAGTCGGTGTAACTGGAAGCGCTGGTGGAACTGGTTCTAAAGGACAAAAAGGCGAAGTTGGCCAAAAAGGTCAGAAAGGCGAAGTGGGTGTCACAGGCAACACTGGTTCAACTGGTTCTAAGGGTCAGAAGGGCGAAATCGGAGCAACTGGTTCTGGCGGCTCAACAGGCTCAAAAGGCCAAAAAGGCGAAGTAGGGGTTACAGGAAACACTGGCTCGACAGGTGCTAAAGGGCAGAAAGGCCAAAAAGGCGAAGTAGGAAGCACAGGCGCTGGCGGTTCTAAGGGTCAAAAGGGTGAACAAGGAATACAGGGTAATCAGGGCATACAGGGTCTTACTGGGAACACAGGGGCAACAGGAAGCACTGGTGGAGTAGGGGCAACAGGTTCTAAAGGGCAAAAAGGTGAAGTAGGAAATACTGGCTCTACTGGTAGTAAGGGTCAAAAAGGCCAAACAGGTGCTACTGGTGCTGGAGGCTCAAATGGTTCGAATGGAGCAAAAGGCCAAAAGGGTGAGGTTGGAAATACAGGCGCTACAGGTGGAGTAGGGTCTACTGGCGCAAAAGGCCAGAAAGGTCAAACTGGTTCTACAGGATCGACAGGTTCTACTGGACAAAAAGGCCAGAAAGGTCAAACTGGTTCAACTGGTTCAACTGGTGGTACTGGACAAAAAGGACAGAAGGGTGAAGTAGGAGCTACAGGCTTAATTGATAACCCATATGGCGCTATCTCAGCTTATGGTAGCGCTTCTACACAACTTACTTGGAGTAACGCTCAACAAGCGTTAGATATTAAACACGCAACTGACTCTTCATCAGGGTGTGCGTTTCCTGCTTTCAGAGTGAACCTTTCTGCTGGTGAAACACATAAATTATCAATTAAATACAAATCCGAAAACGGCTCTACCAATGGTTTTTATGTTAGAGTTTACGAATATAATGCGGCTCTACCCTCTGGTAAGCTTGCTGTCTCAAACAGCGCGGCAAACACTCTTGTTCAAGAAGACACTTCTGGAAGAACTGATTGGAAAGAAAATGTAAGCACTACAACATCTTGGCAAACAACTGATTACACATATACACCTACATCTGGCGCGGTATGGGCATCCATAGTTGTTCTTAATTGGACAGGTCTAGGAACACAGTCGCTCTACATACGTGACCCATTCCATCAACTTATTGGGTCTTCTGGACAGAAGGGTCAGAAGGGTCAAACTGGTAATACGGGTTCTACGGGTTCTACGGGTTCTACTGGTGCGAAAGGTCAAAAAGGCCAAACAGGAAATACAGGCAACACTGGCTCAACAGGTAGCACTGGGCAAAAAGGTCAGAAGGGTCAAACAGGCTCAACTGGTGGTACTGGTTCAGCAGGGGCAAAAGGGCAAAAGGGCGAAATTAGTGCTGGAATTGTTAGTCTTGCTTTACCTAATAATACAAGTTGGCCTTCCTCTTACACCAACACAAATTCAAATAGCTTTACACTTAGTGCAGGAACTAATGGCGCAATGCTTGATATGCAAAGCAAAAGCCAGTTTTATAATAATGTGTTTTTAGGTGCTAATATTGTAGTTAATGGTGCTGGTTCTTATGGTATGGTATTTATAAAATCTGCAAATGGCGCTACAAGTCTTCCATTAACCTCGACAGCGGCTTTGAGTTACGGAAACCCCGCTGGAGGTGAAGCTAATTTTATGATGTATTTATCTGCTGGCGCTAATCTTGTTCACACTAGAAATGGCAACCAATATAATAAGCAAATGAAATATAGGATTAGAACATTATGACCTTACAAATAACAAGCGTCGAAAGCGCAGAATATGATCAATTTAACGAAATTATGTTCACAGTTACTTGTGGGGATATTGAAAATGTTGTTACTAAAATTTTTAATACATCAAGAGATCAGGCAAATGATAGTATATTACAGGGTTGGCTTGACGCTGGAAATTCAATACAGCCATACGTCGCCCCAGAAATAATCTTAGAAACTTTTGTTGATACAAGAAGGGAAGATAGAACCGAAACCTTTGCTTGGACAATAGACAAAATGAACAGTATACGCTATAACAGCCTTACGGATGAACAAAAGGTAGCAGTAGCTACATTTAGGCAGGAATGGTTAGATTACCCAAATGATGAAAGCGCTACTAGACCGCTTGTTCCAGAAGGAATATTCTGAGCCTTGGATTAAATTCCATAGCGATAAACTTTCAATAAATTCTTTCCCAAATCCAGTTCCATCAAATAAACTTATGCCCGAATGGTTTAAGGTGCTAAAACCTCAAGTTGGTACTCCTAGTAAAATTAACGCTGGGACAGTTAAAAAATGCATGCCAGTTATGGATAGTGTTTCAAATGGCTTTATTATACCTCTTTGGTGCGATTTAGCGATTGTGGTCAGTCAAGGTTATTCGATTATAACTGAAGATGGAAAAATGGTTGAGGGTGCTGTAGCTTACTACGATAAATCAATGATTGGTAAGCCTTGGATTGAAGGTGGTTTAAAAATAAAGCATTTTGTAAAATGTGATGAATTAGTAATAAATACACATATGTCTGGGGTTAAAGATCAAGATAAAGCAATTAGTAGGCATGGATGGGAGCAAGTAGGCGAAGCATGTGATTTAAAAAAGTTTAAAATTGGCAAGGATTTGCTTAAATTTCAAAGCCCTTGGTCGATAGAAACTCCAAAAGGTTATTCTGTTCAATTTAAAAACCCATCAAATAATTGGTCTACTGATATTGAGATATTAGAGGGGATTGTAGATACAGATGAATTTTATACGCCAGTTAATTTCCCTTTTGTTTGGAAGGGCAATAAAATGGGCGAATTTCTTATACCTCAAGGGACACCATTAGTTCAAGTTGTACCTTTTAAAAGAGAAAAATATGAAATCGAAGTTGGCGAAAGAGATGAAGACAAATATAAAATAGGTGAACACGCGCTTATTTCTACTTTTCAAGACAGATACAAAAAATTATTTTGGCATAAAAGAAAAAAATAATGCCAATAATTCATCAAATATCCTTAAATGGGAATGCGTTTGATGGCAGAAAATACACATGGCGAGAGGCTATTGTTAATTCTCAATGCACACCAGACAACACATGGATTGACCCATTACATAAAAGACCTCTTATAAAAGGTGAATTTGCATGTGCGGTAAGCCATTTTAGGGTCTGGCAGAAAATTATAGATAGCGGTAAAAATGGCATTATTCTTGAGGAAGATGTTGTTATTCATGGCATTGATACAGAAGAAATAGACAATTTATTAAAAGATTACGATAGCGTTTGGCTTGGTTATAGGAATAATTCATTGGGTTATTGGTACAATGCACACGCATATGCTATAACACCAGAAATTGCCAAGTACCTAATAAATGGTTATAGTGAGGCCATTATACCTGTTGATGAGTGGCTTCCTAAAAAGCTAAAAAATAAAAATAATTACTTCTATAAAACACCTATTGTAGATCAAATACCAAGGTCAATTCGACCATCAACCATAGAGGATACAGAAATGCTAGAAGGCAAAGACATTGATTTTCGAATAATTACAGTTGCTACAGAACCAGAAAAAATGTGGGCGCTAGAGCAATCAGCAAAAAAATATAACATTGAAGTTATTAATGTAGGTAAAGATCACCCTTGGCGAGACCCAATGGAAGGTCTTGCTGGTATGCCTAAGATACAATTGGTCAATGAATATCTTGCAACAGCACCAGATGATGCAATTATTTTGTATCTAGACGGATATGATACGTTCTTTACAGATAGTCCTTTAAATGTACTTGAGAGATACAAACAAATGGGTGCTGATATTGTATTTGGGGCAGAAAGTGAATGTTGGCCTGATAAAAATACAGAAAATAAATGGGCAGATACAGGCACAAAATATAAATATTTAAATAGTGGTTGCTATATTGGCACAGCAAAAGCCCTTCATAGCTTTATCTCATTGCCAATAACTGAACCAGCAAATGGTGATGATCAGCTTTATTGCCAGCAAAGATACCTAGCTATGTTTGGAATTGAGACAGATTATAGCGTTTTGTTAGACTATGAGGCTTATATTTTTCAAAACCATGATAAAAATGTGCAATTTGTTAATAATCAATTGTGGAATTTTGAAACTAAATGTTGTGGATGTATATATCATGGCAATGGTGGGAATGAAGCTAAAGAACACTTTGTAGAAATGGCAAGTATCTTTGGATTTACGAAATCAGAAGCAGAAGTTGTCAGCCCATATTATTTAACTTTAGATTATAAAGAAGTTGCTAAAGATATATTGGTGACAGACTTTTTAACTGAAAATCAATGTAAATTTCTAATAGATAAATCTGAAAGTCGTGGAAATTGGGGCGCTATGGAAGGCGACAAGTTCCCAGCGCAAGAAATACGGCTTAAAGATTTGGGTCTTTGGCATGAATACGAAAGACTTTGGCATGAAAAGTTAGGCAAAATATCAGAAGGGTTTTGGCCACCTATGGAGCATATCGGCCTTAGGGACGCTTTTACTATGAGATATACAACAGATACGCAAACATCTCTGCCCTTGCATACAGATGCATCTTTAGTAACTGGAAGTGTAAAGCTAAACAGCGACTATGAAGGCGCAGAGTTAATTTTTCCAAGACAAGATTTTTCAAATATCAACGTAAAAAATGGGCAATGCATTTTGTTCCCAGCACAAGTAACACATGGCCACCATGTAAATGAACTAACATCTGGTGTTAAATATAGCCTTACTATGTGGACAAGCAGATATAAAGGAGATTTGAATGGCTAAAATGTTTGTTGAGATAGGTTCTGCTGATTTTGATACCTGTTTGCCTCTTGCACAATCTGGTTGGCATGGAATTTGTGTAGAGCCAGTTCCATATTTATATAAAAGAATTAAAGATATTTATAAAGATTTACCAGTTCATGTTATGGATTATGCAATATCGGATACTAGCGGAAATCTTGATATGGCTGTTGGCAGGGATGATCGAGATTGGATAAAGGGATGTTCTCATATTATTTCTGATAATCATATTGGTTATCAATTAAGCAAACACCCTGATAGAATTAATGATTTTAAAGAAAAAATAACAGTAAATTCTATGACATTAGATGATTTGCTTTTTGACATTAAAGAAATAGATTTTTTAAAAGTAGATGTAGAAGGCCATGAATTAAACATATTTCTAAATTATTCCTTTAATGTTAAGCCAAAAATAATCAAAGTAGAACACAAGCATGTTGACGATATAGCACTTTCTAAGAAGCTAGAGGAAAATGGCTATTTGGTTTGGACAGAAAAACATGATATATATGCAATAAGTAAATAGGAGTTTTATAATGTCTTTTGGTTCTAGTCCCTTTGCAAGTTCGCCTTTTGCTGATGCTGGAACTGAAAACTATGAACTCAATGCTGTTGGAATAACCACATCTAGCCCTGATATTGATAATGCAGATATAACAGAAAAAAATATTCTTGGCGCTGGTAGCATTACAGTCGGCGCACCTACAATACCTCAAGGAATATTTAATTTATCAGCAGTTCTAAGCACTGCAAATCTAATAACAAATGCACCAGACGTTGATGATGCTAATATGTCTGAAGGCGAAAGCCTTAGTGCGCCAGAACTATTGTCAGCAAGTCCAGTTCTTGGAACAGCCACAATAAATCAAGATCAAGAAATACAAGCGCCAAACTTTATATCAGCAAATCCAGACGTTCCAAATATACCAATGTCGGAACGAGAAACCTTTATTGCTGAAAATCTTGAAGCACAAGCCCCCGATATTGACCAAGGAGCTTTTTCAGAAGAAAACATACTGACTGCAAATAATGTAATTTCATTGCAACCTATTTTGTCTACATCTGCTATTAATCAAACCCAAATATTAATTGGCGAAGCGCTATCTACACAACAGCCAGTACCAGATGATGCAACTATGCAAGAGGATGAAACTTTTGTTGCCAATAACTTAATTTCAAATAGGCCAATACTTCTACAGTTAGTTCTTAATCAAGGCCATAACTTTAATACAAATGAATTAATAACACTAGCCCCATCTGTCCCAGACTTATCTGTATCAGAAGATGAAACCTTCAATGCCTCTAATTTGGATACAGAAGCCCCAGCAGTAGGCACTAACCCAATATTCCAAGTGCATATAGTTACAACGCCAGAGCTTCTCACTGGAGCGCCTATCGTTCCTGATCATGGCATATCTGAACAAGAAACATTTACTGCTAATGCAATAACTACCCCAGCAGTTGAGATTTATGGTTCTACAATCATTCAAGGACATAATTTTGGAACACCAGAATTGCTTTCTGGAGCGCCAGATGTTCCAGATCAATTTGTAAGTGAAGGTGAATCATTTGTAACGGCTAACCTTGAAGCGCAAGCACCAAGTGTTTCAGATGCAGATATTACAGAAGGAAATGTTTTCCAAGGCGATAACCTTGATGGAAATTCACCTGATCTTCCGTTAGCCCTTTTTGATCAAGGGCATACATTTAGCACTTCAAATATAAATTCTGGCATTCCAACAATTGATATATCGTCGATTATAGAGACGAATGTATTTACGACAGCAAATATAAATACAGCACCATCTATTGTTAATGATACAACGATGTTTGAAGATGAAACATTCACAACCAATAATATAGATACTCAACAGCCTACAGTTCCAGAAACTGCATTTTTACAAGCTCATATTTTAGATGCAAATTCTATAACATCTGGAGTTCCATCAATAGATGAAGCGTCATTAGCGCATGTTTATAACTTCTCTACAGGTGAATTGATCTCTGGTGCGCCTATTGTTCCAATACTTCTTTATGATGCGGCGTTAGGTAGAGTAGCAAATGAAGCTGAAAGTAGGTCTATTGTAGATACAACTATCAAATCTTCAAATAATTGTATAATTAACAATAAACCAAATAACGTTGAATTAGCGGCGTAAAACGTGTAAGGATAGAATATGGCGTTCTTTATTAAACAAAATGATACCTCACCAGCATTGCAAGCTACTCTAAAAGATGGCTTGGGTGCGGTTGTTGATTTAACTGGTGCAAGTATTAGGTTTCATATGAGAAAAACAGGAGACACTACTGCAAAAGTAGACGCGACGGCGGTTATAGAAAACGCAGATAATGGCTTAGTTTATTATAGCTGGGTTGCGGCAGATACAGACACAATTGGTTCTTATGAAGCTGAATTTGAGGTAACTTTTACTGGCGGAGAGATTGAAACTTTTCCAAATAATCGCTTCATAGAGGTAGAAATTACAGATGACATTGCCTGATGGTGAAAAAATGCATGGTATAACACGTAGCGAATTAAAAGCCCTTATACTAGAAGCCGCAGAAAAAGGCTCAGATAGAGCTTTGTCCAGAATAGGATTGCACGACGAAAACGCTGTGCATGATGTAAAAGAATTGCGAAATCTTCTCGAAGGATGGAGAGAAACTAAAAGCTCGGTTTGGAAAACTGCTATCAGATGGGGTACAATATTTGTGCTTGGGTTTGTTTCATTCGCTGTCTGGTCGGAGTTTAAATCAAGATTATAACTCTAGGAGGGGTTTATAATGAGGATTTTATTATTTTTTTTCTTAGTTTTAATTGGTTTTTTAATTGGCAGTCTTGCTAGAGCAAATGACCCAATTGTCACTGAAAGCACTTCTGAAGTAATTTCAAGCGGCACTATGGAAACAACAGTAAACAGCCCACCACCATCAGCCATTAGTCCAAATATTAGCAATAGCAATTCAGATTTATGTACTGTGGGCGTTGCTGGCGCAGTTCAAACGCAGATATTAGGTATCAGCGCAGGGACAACTTTCACTGAAGAAAATTGCCTGTTACTAAAAAAAGCTTCCATTATGTATGACATGGGAATGCGCG